CACCCGGATCCAACGGGTAAAAGTTTATGCCATAAGGTGGCAAAGGACAAGCCAATTGAAATGATCTCCCAGGTTCCATAAATGCTTTTCTTGAAGTGGCTAAATCGGTTCCACTGATAGTAAATTTGGTACCAAAATTATCAGACCCCATACCACCACAAATTTGAAAATACATTGAATTATGGAACAACAAAGGGGAATAAGCTCCGCACTGAGACAAATAAGGAAGTTCAAAAGCTACGTGAGGACTAACCCCCATCTGATGATAAGCCACCCCATTGGATGCTGCATCACTACCATAACCATTATCATAGGTAGATTGGAAATTACCTCCATGAAGCACCACAATAGAAATATCTTGATTGGGATCCAAAACTGCTTCAGTAGAAATACCCATAGCTCTCAACTTAACTGAACCTCTATTCCACAGAAACATTTGACTCAAAATATTCATATTATCAAAATAGTATAATACTCCAGCAGAATAATAAGGACCACTTAACACTGTACTATACGCTGAGCTAGTTCCCTTGGCTACGTGATTCTTGTCGATAGAATTAGATTGTTCCATTAATTCCTCAACGTCAATGATTACATCATCCCTGGGTATAACCCCAAGTAATCTAGGAGCCTTCAAACCAGGAAAACAAGGGAAAACATCCCTAAATTCATCTCCCATCATTTGTGACACCACTTTCTTCTTTTGCTTCCATGGACCTGGATTCCTGGAATTATCACGTTTTTCGTCTGCTTCAGGTGCAGCCTCGTAATCAGCTAAGATAGACCTTACGCCAGCGAACATGAAGTCCTCAGCAGCACTACGCCACAAAGTCATAAACACAGAGGGAGTATTATCTCCTCCATCAGAAATGCTCAAGACTTCTACAGTAACTTTAGGAACAGCACTAAAAACTCCTGTGTCAAGATTGTCAAACAAGGAAGTAGTAGTTGAATTCCATGACGTTGTGGACAAGAAAGGTACTAAGAACTTAGTTGCTGTAGTCCCCCTGCCTTCCAACACTTTATTTATGAAATAAGGATAGTGTGAACCTGAAGAACTCGCCCTAGTGTCCATTTGCAGTGACAATTTAATACTCCAAGTTGTGAGTGGTGAGCAATAAATTCTTAAACAATACTTTATTGATCCTCTCCAAAACCTTGTCATCCGAGAAAACAGAGCCATGTAATCAAAATATGTTGATGACAATTGATGCCACGGTTGAACATGAAAATGGAAGCTGTCTCCTACTACCATAGGCGTAGTAGATCTACTTGATAAAAATGGTCTTTGCAACATCTTTTGCATGGAGTGTCTCACTTCATCGTCCATCAAAAACTTAGGATCAATATATGATGGACTTGGTGAAGACCCTAAATAAAATGACCTTCTTGGTTCAGGTCCTGTAAACGGGGGTACGACTCCGATTGGTGCATCTCCAACTCCAGGAGTCCCTTCTTTTGCTTTTCCAGGACCTCCTCTAGACCTTTGTGCATATTCCATCACGGTCCTAGCAGCTCCCACAGTTCCATCAACTGCCTTTACAGACGAAGTAAATGAAGCTACTGCATTGGAAATGTGTGACAATATTGGAAGCCCCAAAGCTGTGGCTGCCATCACTCCAGATACCATTGTAGTAGACAATGAGTATGGTTCTGCAACCACTATTTCTTGCCCTTCCATCTGAGATACGATAGCTTCTCCAGGTGAATTATGCCATAACGGTACACAAGCCTCTACCTCAGTCAGAGCCACGTAAATAGTATACGGGATAACACTAGAGGCTGTTGATAAAGAAGCTGAAAAATGTGTTTCCAGCTGTACTGACCATATGTCATCATATTGTTCACTAATGCCTGATATGGAAGTAGACTGGAGAGAGCCATAACTTTCTACTCCAGGCCATGGCAAATCAAATTCCAAAACACTACCTGAGGAAAGATCAACTTCCATACCCTGTAAATTTACATATGTACCATTTGGCCACATATATGACAATAGTACATCCTTGAGCCAAGGAAATGCTCCTGCTTGTACATAACCAAAAT